GGATCAGGCAACGCAGTCGGTGGTGCATAGACCGCACGCGCTGTCTTTTCACGGGTAACCAAATCACGAGGGGTACGAGTTTCAGCCATTTCTTGCCTCCAGTTTTGCTACTTCAGCAGCGTACTGCTGCGGGGTTAGTCCATACTTTTTTGCCAACGCGTATTGACGCTGGGTAAGCTGGATTGTCTTTTTACCAGTCGAACGACTAGCAGGTGCGACGACCGTAGTAGGTTTGGCTGGAGTATCCTGCTGAGACGCAGGTTCAGATTTGGGCGTATCCGTCGCGCCGAATAACTCGGGGAACGTCTTTCGCATGCGAGCAGTTATTTGCTCGAAATAGTCATCAGTGCGCGGGTCTATCCCTGCGTTGACTAGCTTGTGATGCAGCCCTAGTGCGTAGCTGGTGTATTCTTCGAACCCCGGTTGACCGTACCACTGGTTTTTAGCCTGCCAGCGCAGCGTCTTTTCGTCCGGTTGAACCGCTTCGGGTTGCGATGGTGCTCTTTGTACAACAGGTTCGTCTTCTTGTAAAGGGGCAGGCTTGTAATTTTTTACCTGCTCATACCGAACTTTGGCCTCCATCAGTGCTTCTTGGGCGGCAACAATGGCGTCCGTGTCAAACGATTCCTGCGCATCTTTCAGCCCACGCCGTGCTGCGGCCATCATGGCCTCGGCTTCTCGCATGGCTGTGGACGCATAAATCTCTTGTCCGTAGTTGACGGTCTGCTTGAGCTTCTTGTTCTCTTCGGCCATGTACTCCAGCAACCGCTCCATCTCTTGCTTTTCTCGCAAGACTTCTTCTTTACGGCGGCGCTCGTCGTGACGGGCATGGGTCAGCTCTTTAATCCGCGTCTGTACTTTGTCCGAGTAGGTCTCAATCTCGTCTTCTGTAGGATCGGCAACCTCTTTGTCTAACGGTTTGCGGCCTCTATCCCGATCCGGGGTGTCGTCAATAATTTCAATTTCGACATCGTCATCTACCCCAACAGTTACTTTTTCAGCAACTTGGGTTTCTTGACTCGTGTCCTGCTCATCGGGGAACTTAAATTCCTCGCCTTTGAACTCACTCATCGCCTTCTCCTGTTAAGCGCGGGCATAGCCACGCGGGTCTTCCACGGTTGCATCCACCTGATCGTCATTAATCATGCGGAACTCACGCCCGTGAATCGTGAATCGCGTACCGGAATACGTACGAACTAACACAAAGTCGCCCTCTTTACACCAAGGACCGGTGGGAAACTTGTTAGTATCTTTGTAAGCATCGGGGCCTACGGCTACAACAAAGAGCACCGTGGTGGTCTGTTCTTCGATGCGCTGAGAAATTGACGCTTTAGCAATTACTGAGTCGTCAAACGTATCGTCCGATGGTGGTACAGCGCACAGGATTTTCCACCCCTGTGGCTTGGGTAACTGCCGTGCTTTGCTCTCGTCTGCCGGAGCATCGACCGCTTCTTCTTGTATGTCCTTCTCAGTTTCAATCAGGTCTTTCAGGTATTTCGGCAGGATTAACTCACTCATCGCCTTCTTCTCCTTTGCGGATAGCTTCAACAAGGTCAAGTAATAAACGCTCTGAAAGGGCCAGACCTTGAATCACCCCACAGAGTTTTTGATAAGCCGCAAAGTCCTGACACGCACCTGTTGCCACGTCATCAGCGTAGTTGTTCATCTCATTGCGTATCTTCTCGCGCAGTACGCTTGCGAAATCACGATCCATTTATTCTCCCGTTGGTTTTTTGTCCGCCTGCTTAAATGCCGCCATGTGTTTCAGTGCGGCTTGTTTTCTCTGAATGTCAGATTGCTCTTGTGCCTTAGACATCTCGATGCCCATGCGCACACCGTCTGCCGTTTGTTTGGCTTCTATGGTCGCTTGCTGGTGCTTAATGTTCGCGCCAACTTTCATAGCTTCAAGCTCAAGCCGTCCTTCGATCTCTTGTTTGCGCAACTCAAGCTCATCCGCTTTAGATGTAGCATCGATCTGCAACTGCTTCTCTTTGATCTCCAGCTCTTTGGCACGAAGCTGCAACTCCTGCATCTGCATCTGAACCACTGGGTCCTGCATCTGCTGTTGTGCTTGCTGTTGTGCCGCTTGTGCTTGGTTCTGCTGCAACACCTGCTGTGCTGCTTGCGCCATCATTTGAGACAACGCCAGCTCGTACTGCGGTGGCAGCTTCTCGTCTTCTGGTGGCAGAGCAACGCCCATCTGCTCTTCGATCTTCTGACGGTACAAGAACCCAACGTGTTCTGAAATGTGCGCCATCATGGCCGCTTGCATTTGTTGCGCTTGTGGATTTTGTCCCATGACCTGCGCCATCATCGGGTCCTGCATTGCCGCCATGTGCACCTGAATGTGTGCTTGATGGTCTTGGTAGAAAAACGCTTTGACTGGCTCCAGCTTTAGCACCGCCATGTTCTCCGACACAGGATCGCGTGGCTTCTGATCGTCTGGCAGCGGCACCATTTTCTCTGCGTTCTTAATACCCAACACCTCTAACATCTGACGGTGCAAGAACGGCATGTCATAAATCTGCGGTGCGCCCTGCGCTAGTTGCAGAACGGCTTGGTACTGAACAACGCGCTGAGACAGCGTGGCAGCGTTAGGGTCACTAACGGGAATTAAATCTACGAGGTCGTAGTCATCGCGCTTAGCTTTCTTAGTGCCGTACTCCGGGGTATATTCGTAGTCAGGCTCGGTGTAGTCGCGGATTAAGTTCTTAAGTAGTTTGAACTCGCGCTTTAGTGTGTTGTGTACACGCGCTTGTACTGCTGTCATGACTTTAAGCTGGCGCTCAAGTATGGCAAGCGTCGAACCAACAGGGCTGTTGGCCGACATATCTGAGACCTGTAAGTCCGCCGTTGCAGCGAACCTACGACCTTCTTCAACGATGGTGTTCATCAACTGGAACAGTGTCGCTGATGGTTCCTTGTACGGCAGTGGCAGTATGGAGTCTCTGATGTTGCCTGATGCTACGTCCACATCACGCCACTCACCGGGAGAGATCGGTGTGTCGTCTCCTTTAATACGCAGACCGCGTGATTTTAAACCACCGGGCAAGTTCGACAGTGTGCCCGCATCGGTCAACTGCCTCATCAGCGATGTGGCGTTTTTAGCGAAGCCACCGATCAGATGGAACAGACCGAAGCCATACGCACCGAAGCCGGGGATGTACTGGTAGTGTACGAAGTGCTGACGTTTTAGTTTCAGCTTGTCGTCTTGGTTCCAGTTTCTGCGTATGGCAAGAATCTCGTTGGTGCCTTTTATAATGGTGACGACGTACGGCAGCGCGATCTCTGTGTGCTCGTTCTTGTCGTCTTTGTCTGCGTATGGGTCGTCTTCAAGGAACAGATCAACGTGGCACTCATACAGCGTGTAACGCTCGTCGTTTAGATCGGAGAAGCCGGTTTCCTTGTCTTTGGCTTTCTGGATGTCTTCAATGATCTTCTGCGGATCGCCCAGCTCAACGTCGCGGTAGAAGCCTGCCTGCTGCAACTTCATGATCTCGTTCTTGGTCTTACGCATCACGTGGGTGACGCGGTAGCATGTGTCCAGATCAGACGAGCCGTATGGCAGGAAGATGTCTTCTGCCGGTATAAACATACTGACCTGACGGCCAAGGTTCGGGTCGTAGTACACCTTCTTAAACGCCGAGCCGGTCGCCGGTAGGCTCCAGAGCATTCTTTCGTGTTCAGGCCGGTACTCGGTCATCACCTCGGTCAGCTCGTAGTTCATGTCTTCTTCAACACGCGCTGCGGCCTCCATCACCTGTGGCGTCTCTTTGCCGATGATTTTGGTTCTAACAGGGCCTGACGCTGGGAAGGTCTCAGTTACCGTTTCAGATTGAAAGCGCACTACGGCTTCAGCCAGCATGGGGTGGAACACGCCACACGCGCCGTTCCAAGGCTCTGTACGCTCTTCGATCTGAAGGCCCAATAGTTTGATGCCCTCAACGTACATCTTCTCCCACTCTTTACGGGAGCCTTTATCGTTATCGATGTCCCCTGCCAAGTCTTCTGCCAGTGATTGCAGCGCACCCTCGTCCAGCTCTTCGGCCAAGTTACTGCCAAAATCTTCTTCGCCCTCGACTTTCGCCAGCTCGATCTCAAACCCCGGACCGCTAATACTGACCGCTTCAGGGTCAACGATCTCTACCTCGATGCCCTCGGCATCGTCTTCTTCGGGCAGACCCACCGGCGCTGCATATAAGCCTTTGTCAATTGCCATGATGTTTCCTTAATAGTAAGCCGCCTTACGTGGCGCGTAATATCGGGTGTCCTGTTCGTCTGTGTCGAGGGTAATAAATCCCCCTTGCCGAAAGCGTAGCAATGCTTGCGACGTAGTATCCACGAAGTCGTCGTGTTCTCCAACGGGAAACGCCGCTAATTCTTCGATCACTTCTCGTGCCCATCGGGTGTCCGGTGCCCAGACTTTGCCCGAAGTAAACAAATCGGCAACTGCGTTGACCCGGACGAGTTTGTCGTTTCCTCGGCTGGGGGTGAACTCTTGGACGGGGATGCCCATTGCTCGCAGCTCTTGAATAAGTGGGGCACCTGCTGCCTTTTTTTCCACAATGAACGCATCGGGTTCCCAGTCCCTGTAGTGTTTCAACGCCACCTGTTTTAATTCAGGAAACGCCATCCGGTCTTTAAACGCATCTAACAGTATCAACTGCGGCGCGTCATTCTCTTCCTCATTGTAGAAAATGCCCCATGTCGTGCACGCCGAAAAGTCAGCGGAAGTCTTGGCCTCGTACGCCGTATCCCAGCTCTGGATGACGTACTCACACCGGGGCGGCTCATCCTTTTCCCAGATGCGCCAGTGCCTGCGGGCGATGATCGCCGCCGCTTCTGAGGTGGGCTGCTGCATATACTGGGCGTTCCAGAACCGAGGGTCCATCCCAGCCTTCTTCGCTGCCAACGCTTCTAACGGCCACTGCTCCGGCCACAGGCTTTTTTGGACGATGGTACCGTCTTCTTGTTCTTTTTCTAATATCGCCGGTAGCTCGACAATCTCCCACGGGTCTGCCTCGGGGTTGCGTGTCTGGTAGTCAATCAGTCGGCCTGTTAAGTCCAACAGCGACCATCTTGTCATAATTACTATGATCGCCCCACCCGGCATCAAACGCTGTAGGGGACCCGTCTGAAACCACGCCCACGCCGTATCAAACGCAAGTCTAGAGTTTGACTTTACGTCTTGTTCAGAATGAGGATCATCAATGACGAATAGGTCAGCGCCGCGACCAGCCAGAGCGCCACCCACACCCGCCGCGTAGTACTGGCCTTCGGCTGAAGTGCTCCATTTACCGGCAGCTTTCTGGTCATCAGAAATCTGCGTCCCGGGAAACAAGTCTTGATATTCATCACTGTCGATTAGGTTTCTAACGCGTCGTCCAAAGTCTTCGGACAAGCTGGCGGTGTGGGTGCCCATGATGATCTTCTTGTTGGGAAACTTGCCAAGAAAATAAGCTGGGAACAAATAAGACGAGAATTCGGATTTACCCATCCGTGGGGCGATGTTGATGATTACTCTTTTTTTACGTCCCGCTATGACATCTTCAAAAATCTTCGCCAGTTTCCGGTGATGCGGTCCGATCTTGAACCCCGGATAGACGTGCAGGGCAAAGCCCAGCATAGAGTCTTGGCCGATATTCTTTGACGCCCGTGCGGCGCGTTCTTCCAAGTCCTGTAGCAGTTCTGCCTTTTCTTTGGCACTCAGCGTAGGCAATACGCGGTTTAGCGCCTGTATTTCTTCAGGACTCAGTACTGGCTTCATCGTCGATTTCTTTTATCTGGGCATCGGAGATGTCCGTGATGTCTACGATTTTTGCCAGTTTGTTAAGTTTCTCCTTGATGCGGGCTTCCAACTCGTTGTCAGACAGCTCGGTTTTCTTGACTTCAATCTTCTCGGTAAACAAACCAATCTCGGTCACCTTGCCCAAGAGGGCCAGCGCCTTTAGCCGCACCGATGCGGTGGGGTGATTGGTGTCTTCCAAGATTTTAGCGACCGTGTACCCACGCAGCTCTTTGGCTTGGTGGATGAATTCCCAGTCGTAGGCCGTTAGCATACCAACAAGATGCTGGACTGCTGCGGGTGTTTTTACTTGTGCGAGCGCCTGATGGGCGTTTTCGTTCGGCTGTGCTGTAACCACAGTGGCAAAAGCTTTTCTGGCAGCGTCAGCTTCCAGTTCTGTAGCAACTTCATTACCTGCGGCACCTAGACTCTTTAACCAATCAGCGGTTTGCACCTGTGCGTCGATCAGATCGACGGGATCGGTTTTGTTTAGGCGTGTAAAAGCCGTGGAGTCCTGCTCCACGTCTGGGGTGAAATGTATCAAATGGTCCAACATGCGATGGTTCCCTTGAAACCACGTTGGCCGCAGTGTATAGTCGTTTCTGCAAGTGTGCAAGCGGCGCTGTCGCGCCTTTGTATGTTTGCTTCTCCTGGCGGTCGCTACCGTCACTTCGCCCCGGCACCCCCTGCCGGGGTTTTTTTCACCTGTGTTTGTCTAAGATTAGACAATTATATTGGCATTTTTATAATAATGGTGGGGGTGGGGCGGTGTTGGCTGGGATTGTTGCCGGGATACCGGTATTGTCAAGGTGATAACGGGAGTTGTGGGAATGGCAGGGGATTAGTGTTCTATGGCGACCCCTCCCCGTGCTTCAGTTTTGGGGGGTGGGGGTACGGTGGGGGTTGCAAACGGCCAAAATCACGGCGAAAAAGGGTCATTTTGACCCGAAATAGGGCGAATAACGCGATAGAAATAGGGGTATGAGATACTGGAATCACTGGCTGAGCAAGGGCTTTGCCGGTATTTCAACCTAACCAAACGGAGCAAAATCATGAAAGCAACTAACACCACCCAAACTCGCGTTAACAAACTCGTAGCCGCCTTCCTCACTGCGCAGGATGATTTCGTAATCGGTATGCACGCCGAAGGCCTTGACGTTGCGAGTATTCAACGCCCCGCCGTGATCGTCGCAGTATGCGAGGCGCTCGCAGGTGGCAAGGGCTATTCCTTGTCGAACGATGGCAAGCCCATGCTCGATTCGAAGTACGCGCAGTACGAGTTCCTGAAGACCCGCGTTCGTGACACGATGGCCGCACTGCGCGGCGAGAAGCGCGTGAACGCATCAAGCGGCAAGGCTGACCCAGTTGACGTACTGGTCAAGAAGTTCGAAGCACTCACGCCAGCGCAGCGCCGTGCGTTCCTGAAGGCCGTTGTTTGATTTCGGGTCACGCTGACCCGTTTTTTCCGAGCGCGACAGCGGGAGGGCTGGCCGCTGTTTCGTTTCCTGTCCAATCCAGCCCTGTTTCAACCCTGAAAGGAAAAATCATGAACCGCAAAATCCACATCAGCACAGCATTCATCCTGACCATCACCTTGATGGCCGTTGTTCTCTCCCTGTTTTACTAACCCACGAAAGGAATCATCATGAACACTCGTCCTCTACGTTTAGCCGGTTTCCTCGGCACAATCACCGCCACCACCTGCGTTGTTGTCACCCTGCCAGAGCTGTTGGAAAACGTCAGTTATCTGGGCTTCGTTGGGTACACGCTGGGTGTATTCATCCTGACCAACAAACTCAACGACATTTACCGCAAGGGGAACTAATCATGAGAACCATCTTCTTTGTCGAAGTCACCGACACCTACGGCGGCGAAGCCAACTACTGCTGGGTTCACCGGTTCAAAGTCCACGCGTCTAGCTTCATGGGCGCAGTCCGCAAAGTCCGGCGGGAGATGGGCTTACCGCCTGCCAGAATCAACGGCAACTACGGCGACATGGCGCGGTATGACTTCAAAGACACGGCCATCTGCGCGTTCGTCATGCCATACGAAGACCAAGCAGAGCAGTACACCCGCGTCACTTCAATCTAAAAACGGGTCACGCTGACCCGAAACCTCAAGGAGAACATCATGACCAAGCAAATCAAGCGTCACTTCCAGAAGCTAACCGCTGCCCAGATCGCAGAGTACCGCGCCCTGAAACACAGCCAAGAGATCGCATGGGCAACCCGCAACAAACCCCTTGCCACCGAACTAGGCTTGCGTATCGCCGAACTAAGACACCAGAACCTAGCCTACCGCAGCCTCAAGTACTAAAAGGGGTCACGATGACCCGAAAAAGTTGTCTGTCCGGCACTATCCATGTTTTTTACAAACTATCCAGCACCAAAGACAGCGTATAACCCGCATGGATTCTAGCGTCGAGATAAAACACGTACTCTCTATCTATATATAAATATATATTAAGTAGTAGTAGTAAGTATCTATATGTGTGTCCTCTTTTCTTTGGCCTCTTTGTTTGTTTTCTTTTGGCCTATAGCTTTTCCTGAAAACACAGATAGAGAGTACGTGTCGCACCTAAACCCGCATCAGTGCTGTATCATACGGTGTCGCCGGTCATGGATACTTTGTAAGGAACATGGACAGTTTTTGACGGGCAACCCACACTTCAACCTAACCTTGTATAAATCATGGAACAATCATACCGAAAATACCTTTCATTCTCGCAGCAACAACTGCGAACGAAACTCGAACGACTGCGTGACAAGATGACCCCGCTAGAACGCAGCGAGATTTTGCAGGCGGTGGGTGAAGAACGTAAACGCTTGCGCTCGGTGCAAGCCAAGAAGAAAACACTCGACGGCTTATGGCATGAGGTGCTGCAACCCCTGCACATTGAGCTGCGAACCGTCGAGGTGCTGCGTCGTTACAAGACCCGCAACTACCCTGTGCCTGAGCGTGACCGAGCAATGACTGAGTACAGCGCCGTATTACAGAAGGCCAAACGCTTGCTCACCCAGTACCACAAAGCCTACGACATGACCCCGCTGCGCCTAGCCCGCGAGAAGAACGTACCGAACAACGGCGAGCACTGGTCAGACTGGATACCCCAACCCGTCAAGGAAAAGATCACCGCCCTGTTCTCTGCCATACCGCACCGACCCAAAGCCAAAACAAAAATCCCCTTCGAGCGCAAGGAACGCAAGGCCAACTGGTCGCAGGACAGGCTGCGTCTGACCCGCAAGGTAGAGGAAGAACTAAACGCAGCACATAAAGACCTAGCCAATGACCCCGACGAGTACGACAACGAGTACCACCGTGAGTACATCAGCAGGCTAGAGCTTGCAACCAAAGCACTTGCCGCATGGGAAGAAGACACACCCCTGCCCCGCACATGGCAGGCGATGTTCGGCAATAAAACCTATGAGTACGCAGTATCCGCAGGAAACGGGTCAGCCTGACCCGAAAAATCAGGCACAACTAAAGGAGAAGCAAATGACTGACCAAAACTTTTACGAGGCGGTGTCCTGCCTCGACGATACCTTCATGGCACACGCAGGGCAGCAGGTGAGCGCCATCGCAGACCACCGTGACGAGCAAGCAACCATCGAGGCGTATGCCTTGCTGCTTGGCTTTTCAATCTAACCATAAGGAGAAGCAAATGAAAGGTACACACAACCACGGCTTTTACACCGTAGCCGTTTACATGGAAGACCGTGCCTTCGGCGGTCACGAAGAAGGCGGCTGGTACTACGACACCGCCGAGCTATGCATGGAGCCTGAAGCAGCGCAGTACCTGCGAGGGTTCG